GCTAGACAATTTCCTGGGCCCCTCGTTCTGAGGGGCCCTTTTTTTGCTCAATGCTTCTTGCAAATTTACTCAATGCGTCTTGTAAATTTACTCAATAGGCACAAAAGGGTGTCTTCTTAATCTGATGTCTAGTTAGCTTTCCCCTTTTTTCTCTCTCAAAAGGGGTATCTCAAGCTTTCTTGCTTGAAACACCCCTTTTCATTTGTCAAATCTGCTAGTGCAACTCATATAGTCTAAAATTTGTCTTCCACAAATAATTAAAATTTGAAATATTGCCAATGAAACCAAAACTAGGAGTGTTTCATGGCTAGACCAAAGAAAAATATTGACAATGTTGAAGAAAAACCAGTTGAAAATAAAATAGAGACTACAGAGGCGACTAAGGGGGAAAAACAAGATAAGACAAAGGAAGTCGTCATTGATTTTTCACTCCCTAGTGTCAAGCAATTAGCTAAAGAAACCCTTAACAAATTGATCGCAGAGGAAACTAAAACGGTTAAAGGAAGGTTTAGAAACTACGAAACTCCAGGAGGGAACCTGCGTGTTCAAGTAAGAAAATATCCAGGAATTCCCCCATTTGATAAAGTAATGATTGATAACTAAACCTATGTCGTACCACTTTATGTTGCAAGGCACCTAAATGGAATTGATGTCTCGGCTAAAAAGATCGATGGCAAGATACATTCTTGCTCTTACCCTACTCATGGATTTCAATGGGATCCATCAGGTCCTATGCCTAAGGCTACAGAGGGCCAAGACGGCATTCCTGTCCCTATTATCGGGGTTGCGAAGTGGAATCGTAGGTTTGGTTTCGAGAGTCTGGAATTTGATTCGGTGGGTTAAACTTTAATATGACAGCCCCTAATTATTTCGTCCCACAACAAGTCCCTATAGCGACAATAACTAAGGGCTGTCCAACTACTGTCATCACAACCATATCCCATAATTACCAAAGTGGCCTAGTCGTAAGGATTGTTGTTCCACAGGCAGAACAAAGCAATGGACAGCCTCAAACAGTTCTAAATTCATCAAGGGGAATGGCTCAAATAAATGGACAAGTCTTTGAAATCACTGTGATAGGGAATAACGCCTTCACTATTCCAATTGACTCGACCAATTTTGATGACTACGACCTCATGCTGAATCCAATCGATTATCAGTATGTTGGGCAGGTAATTCCAGTAGGTGAAGGCGCTTTAACCCTCACCTCCGTTACTAGAAATAATTACACAATTGCCCCTGAAATCTATGGGACCAGACCAGCCCCTCAAACCATCTAGGAATGTATGTCATTACCCTTTACCCTAGCCGATATCAGAAATAAGGTCCGAAGGATCACTGGTAGGCCCAATGCTGCTCAAATTACTGATGAACAAATTGATGAATACGTTAATACATATTATGTATTTGACTTGTGTGAGCAACTTAGGATCGAAAGCTTTAGGTATACATGGAAATTTGTTACCAATGCTAACCAGGCCGTTTATGATTTCCCTAAAGAGTTGTATCTAACGAGTATGCCCCCTATCTATATTGGAGGCTATCAATCCTATTTGACACAAAGCAGGGAAAATTTCTTTAGGACGAATCCACAGCTCAATTTGCTTCAGCAACATGTGGCAACAGGTAACAATACCGTTGGTCCCTATTCCTTTACCTTGACTAATGTTCCTGTTATGCCTGGATATAAATGCAATCCTCCAGGGGCTTATAGTGTCTCAGTGGCATATGCACCAGGAGTTCCGTCTACAGACGTTCCAGCTTCACAAATTAACTGGGGTGTTCTAATTAGCGCACAAAATGCCAATGGAACTTCTGTTAGTCTTGTAGATGATGGTGGCTGCTCTGCTACAGGCCACTCAAACACTGGCCTCCTTTTTGATCCTAATGACGCTTCTACTCTGCCTGCAAATGCTCGAGGCACAATTAACTACATCACAGGTCTGGTGAACATCAATGCAGCTCCAGGCTTTGTAAATGCCATTCCCAACGGCAATCCAATCAACTGCCAATATGTTCCATACGTAGCCAGTCGTCCTCAGAGTGCAGTTTTCTATCAAGACCAGTTAATGCTCTATCCAGTACCAGATCAGGCCTACACGGTCAATTTAGAGGCCTATAAGTACCCCACAGCTTTTCTTTCTCCTCCAGGGTCTCCTCCAGGGCCCCCACCTGCCCCCGCTGACGCCGCCAATGTCCCCAAGCTTCGAGAGATGTGGCAACTCTTGGCCTATGGAGCTGCTGACAAAATATTCGCTGATAATGGGGATATTGACAACATGATGAAATATAGGCCCCTCCTTGAAGAACAACTTAAGCTTCTTCAAAGGCGGACTATAGTTCAATACACGTCAGAAAGAGTGGCGACAATCTACACAGAGCAGTTTGGTGGATCTCAATATCCATTTGGCAATCTGTTTGGTGGATTTTAAAGGTAAGTGAGGGAGGAGTCGCACCTCCTATTGTGGGTATTCCGTAGTTATTCCCCATCGTCGCCCTATTACAGCGCTGCCTGCATTCTTTGACTTCTCACACATAAAAAAGGCCAGGGCCCCAAGGAAGGAGAGCAGGAGCCCCAGCAGCGTCACCGAAAGGAGGGAGTGAGCTTGCCTTCATCATATCTTTTGCTAATTTTATTTCAACACTTTCTTGGCAATCTTTCATTGAATTCTCAAAATATTTATAGTGGGGTTAACAAACCTCTTCCCTGGGTATCTAATGGCATATCAACCCTACTATATCACAGAATTTGAACAAAATTCAGGCCTAGAAAAATACTTCGAATCATTCTTACTTCCAGAAAAAGCCTTTCCAACTCTCGTGGATGCCTATTGCTGGAGGGGTAGAATTAGAAAAAGAAGGGGTTTTTATGAGTTGGGTAGATTGAGACGGTCCTATGTGTACTTTGTGGGAGGTGTTCTACAGCCTAGCTATCCCCTACCTGTAACTGGCGCTGGAAATTATACAACCGCCGATGTGCTTGCTGGTGTGCGCGCAACTGAACCTTATGCCGAATTGTATCCAAACTCTGTCGTTATCACCATTGCTCGAGGACTGGCCAACCAAACCACCTACCAAGATGATGGCAATGGAAACATGGTCCTGACATTTGGGACGATAACAATCACAAGTGGCACCATAAACTATGTAACAGGTGCTCTTAACCTTGTTTTCACTGCCGCTCCTGGTGCTGGACTAACTGTCGACATCAACACCTCATACTACCCTGCCTTACCTGTTATGGGCCTAGAAACTGAAGAGTTGTCTGCGATTTACCAAGAAAAACTGGTTGCTTTTGATGAAAAATATGCCTATGAATACAACTATACTTTTGATGAATTTGTTGAACTAGCCTATTCAGCTCCAAAAACATGGACAGGTGGCGACGCTGACTTTTTCTGGACTACAAACTATTGGTATAACGCTAATGGCAACATCCTCTGGACAACCAATTTTCATTTTGCAGCTGGTGTAGGAGGAGATCCTATACGATGGTACACTGATCCAGGTGGATGGACTGATTTTACCCCCGCACTTGGTGGTGGTAGCTTTCTTCAACAAGCTGAATGCATTCTTCCCTTCAAAGGTCGTCTTTTGATGTTCAATACGTGGGAGGGGGCAATACCTGCTGCAGCTATAAACGCAGCAAATAGAGTGAGGTGGTCATGGGTTGGTGATCCAACAGATCAAGTGAATGGATGGCTCACGGGACCTGGTGCTGGTGGATTCCTGGACGCCTCTACTGATGAGCATATTGTGTCTGTAGAACCTCTTAAAGACGTAATTTTGGTCAAATTTGAGAGGTCTAGTTGGAAACTAATCTATACAGGAAACCAAACGCAGCCATTCATCTTCCAGAGAATCAATATGACCTTTGGTGCCCAGGCTACAAATAGTCTGGTACCCTTTGACGACGGAGTTTTTGCTGTAGCTCGCAATGCTATCACAACAGACGACACAACCTCAGTGGAAAGAATTGACCTAAAGATTCCAGATGAGGTTTTCAATATGGTCAATCTTAGCCCACAAAACCTTCCACCACCTCTACATCCTGGAAATAGGATATATGGCATTCGAGATTACATCAATGAGTTGGTGTTTTGGTCATTCCTTGATCTATCTCTCTTCGAATCTCCCACCTCTTCTATATTCCCTAATAGGGTCCTTGTTTTAAACTATAGAAACAATTCGTACGCAATATTTAATGACTCATTTACATGTTTTGGTTATTTTCAATCATTGAAAGCCTATGATGATACTATACATCAAAATGTTCCCTATATTGTTGGAGGTAATCAGCAGGGTTTTGTTGAGGTTTTAACAACCCAACTCATGAATTCTCCATCTCTAGCCATTACTGCAATTGCCCCCGGTAATCCAGCCATATTTACAGTGCCAAATCACAATTTCAGTAGCACAACGCAATATTATGTTCGGTTGGATGGAATCATGGGAACGGCTCCACATTCCCCATCAACATTCAACTACGTAACAACACCTGCGGTTTATCTTGTCCATAGTATCGATGCCAATACCTTTTCTCTTTTCAAATACAATCCTGCTACGGATAATTTCGACATCCTTCAAACTCTGGCTGCTGGAGGAACATATATTGGTGGTGGCACCGTAACCGTTGTCCAAAACTACAACATCCTAACCAAGACCTTTTGCCCAACATATGAACAGGGTTCAAAACAACGCCTTCCATACATTGACTTCTTATTTGATAGAACTCTTAATGGACAAACAACATGCTATTTCTACCAAAACGAAATCACTGTTCGTGCAATAAATAGCCCAACATCTAATCCTCAAGGTCTTTTAGGTTCAGCCTCCTTACTGACCTCACCTGAAAACCTCCTCCTTATCCCTGAACAAAATGATCAAACAAAAATATGGCATAGATTTTACATCCAGGCAGTTGCGCAAAATTTCCAAATCCAACTCACGATGAATAACTACCAGCTCGCCAACCAATATGATTCTAATGGAGCTCTCAACCCAATCGCCGCCACAGACTTTGTACTCCATGCAATGACCCTATATCTCTCACCCACAGCCAGGCTCATCCAATGACCTCATCATTTATTGCAGAATATCAGGACTTTCCTGTTCACAATCCTGAAGAGTTGGAACGAGTGTTGACGCAGTCCTATATTGATCTTGCTCAGGCTGCCAATTTTAAAGAGGTTGGCACATATGAAACGACTGAGATTGTTACTGGCCAGCAGTTTTTCAATACTGCAGCCCCTCAGAACAAGAGGTTCACGTATAGGCGGTGTTATGTTGTGGGTGCGATAGCAGCTGGCGCTACCCTACTTATTCCTCACGGCATCGCTGGAATCATCATGTTTACCAGGATGTATGGCACATGCATTACCAACGTTGTCGACTATAGACCAATCCCCATGGTTTCTGCTACTACACTGACTGACCAGGTTTCATTGCGGGTTGTTGGGGCGAATATTGAGATTGTGAATGGAGCTACTGCGCCTAACATTACCTCAGGGGTGATAGTTTTGGAATATATTAGGACATAGTTAAAAAATTATATTTGCTGTTAAGATCCAGGAAATTAGAGGTGAAAAATGCCACATTCAAAACATGACTCAAAGCATGATTCTAAACACTATGGGCTCCTTGGTAAAATTCCAATAGTACGAGGCGTAAGAAAACTTACTGGACATGACAAACACAAGTCTGATCATGATAAACATGGTGGCCACGAACATGGTGAGGGAAAAAAGGTTCTTCAAGGCAAGAAATACGCCAGGATTTTGGAACGCAGTGCAGTGAATAAGGATCAAAGAAAGATCCTTAAAGAATACGCCCGCCATCGAAGGCCTGAAAAATTCAAGCCTCCAAAACTTTTTAACCAGTCTAGAGATTTCATGACGGAGGCTGTTAACGAGGGGCCTCCAACCTCTCCTCTTGAAAAAATTGGTGGAAAGTTTCTAAAGCGTGGAATTGAACATGGTCCAGAAGTCTCGCCACTTGAAGGAATTGGGACAGGTTTTCTAAGGCATGGGATAGAAAATGGTCCAGAAGTCTCGCCACTTGAAGGAATTGGGACAGGTTTTCTTCAACAGGCCATGGAACAGGGTCCTCAACAAACACCAATAGAGGGAACTGCTCAAACCTACCTCCAAAACCTCCTTGGTAGATCACCTGAAGAACAGTATCAAACGTTCGCAGATCCATACATGAGGCAATTTAATGAGCAAATCATGCCAGGGATTGCAGAAAGATTTGCTGGCTCCGGGGCCCTTAGTGGTTCGGGCTTCCAAAATGCCATTTCACAGGCTGGAGCTGGCCTAACTGAAAATCTGGCAGCTCTAAAGGGAAACTTAATCAACCAAATGCTCGATAGGCAATTACAGGGTGCTAGTGCGACACAGGGATTTGGCCAACTTGCAAACCAACGATATGGTCAAAGGCTTGAAGGGGCAGGAATGGGTATGCAGTATGCCCAACTTCCAGTCCAAAGGTTCGGGCAACAAGTCAATGCAGCCAACACGGCAGGCATGTTTGCGCAGTTCCCGGGGCAACGATTTGGACAGCAACTTCAGTCGGCGAATCTTGGCAGTACATATGCACAATTGCCAGCTCAACGATATAATCAGCAGTTCAACTATGCCCAGGCAGCAATCCCTACAAGTCTAATGCCTCAACAGATTCAGCAAGACTACGATCGATGGTCTCAGCTGAAGAATTTGCAAAGGCAAGGGATGGTTCTTGGCACTCCCACGACGAATACAATGATTATACCTCCCAGAACTAAAAAGGGTGGATTCTTGGGTGGTGCAGGGCCAGGTCTTGCTGGTGCAGGTATTGGTGCGGGAATTGGGGCTGGAATAGGATCGATGTTGGGAATGCCTGGACAAGGAGCTCTTGTCGGAGCAGGCATAGGAAGTTCTATAGCGGGTCGAGGTGGCGGCATGTCTGTACCTATTTCATATGTCCCCTCTGCCTCTACTACTCCACAAAGTCAAATCCTCGCCCCTGAAAACAACGTATAGGATCTTCAATGGGAAACTTTATTCAACTTGACCCCAGAATGTTTGATCGAGGGCCTAGTACGTCTAACATGATTGGTCAGGCTGTGGGAAATATGGCTCAAAGGGCTGGCAAATATTATCTTCAGTCTAAGATTCAAAATATGCTAGAAGATAGAAAACGGCAGATAGACCTTGAAGCGCAAAGAAAGTCTGGAAGATCTTTATACAATATCGTCAAGGGACAAG